GCAAAAGCTCTCTTAAGAAGAATAGACAGCTCTATGAAAAGGGCCAACAAACAAGAAAGAAGTTTGCCTTGGACGATGATGTTATTGAAAACATATTTGACTTGATGGAAGAGGAGCATCCAGACTTATGAGAAAATGTAAGACCGGAGTCGTGTTAAGAAACAAGGCTTGTGAAGAATGTGAATGCCGTATGTGGCTAGATTATGAAGAGGATTTAAACTGCACGTTGATCGCGGCTGAAAAGCATGGCGCGCTTACGTTGCGAGAGGTAGGCGATCGCTTGGGAATAAGCTTCGTGCGCGTTAAACAAATCCAAGACGTCGCCTTGGGCAAGCTTGCTGCAAAAAATAAGAAATTAAAGGATTTTAAGCAATCGAGTTGATACTTATTGTAGATAGAGAAGTTGTCACTACAGGCGGCTTTTTTATCTATTAGAGACTATTTACTGATTGAAACCTTAAAATGGGAGAAAACTTATAATGAGCAAAAAGAATTTACTGAATGAGGCAACCATTCGTCGCTTTATGAAGCTAGCCAACATGGAACCCCTCACGAGCCCCTTCGTTGGGCGCCTTAATGAGATGGGCGCATATAGTGATGACGAGGAGGAGCTGCAGGAAGACGACGCTGCCGACGACGACTGGGGCGGGGACAAGGGCGATGAGTCTGAGGACGACCCGGGACACGTTGATTACGAGGGCGACGAAGGCGCCACCCCCGAAGTAGAGGTCGACGCCCTTGAGGACGAGCCGGTTGGCGAAGATGCCGCGCTAGAGCCCGAAGTCCGAGCCCGCGTTGAAGACGCTCTCGCTGGTGCCCTTGAGGCACTCGCTGCCGAACTCGGCGACACCCTTGGCGTTGAGCTTGACGTTGAGACCGCTCCCGAGGAAGAGGAGATGGAAGTCGACGTCGAAGCCGGCGAAGTAGAGCTTCCCGGAGGCGGAGAAGAAGAGGTTGTGGACGTCGAAGCCGGCGCCGAAGTCGAAGCTGACGAAGAAGAGCTGGCCCTTGAGGGAGTTGAAGTTGTCGACGACAGCGCCCTTATCAATGAAGTCGCCAAGCGAGTAACTGCTCGTCTCGCAAAGGCGCTGGCAGCAAAGAAGTAAAAGTTTTATTTTAACGGTTTCAGCCTTGAACCGCTGTAAGATTTGTGATATAATCTTACAGCGGTTTTCTTTTGAGGGATAATGATAGAGACAAGCATCATAGTAAACATTTTAGCATTTGTAATCGGCATGATGTTCCACAAGATTTGTTCGGACGCAATTGGAATGGGATATCTCGGGCTGTTTGTCCGCGTTGTCGAGTTTCAGGCACTAAAGATGCTGCAGATTTTAGACGAAGACGCAGGGTATGTCCGAGAGCTAAAGATTAAAATGCTAAAACAAGCGGGCGTTGAGGGAGAATCCATTAAGTTTATAAAAGGGCTCGACGCCGAGGCCCTCCGCCTTTGGAGAGAGGCAGTCATAACCCATTTCATTGCTGCCTACCCAGAAAGATATCGCTCTCGGCTCGAATTCAGCGATTGGACCGGCGCCATGCGGCAGCTAAAGTATGTGGAGCGCGCCCAAAACGAAACCAAACAATTTAAATAACGGAGTAGAGAATGGCAACCAAAAAACAAAAGGAAGCAGCCGAGGAAGCTGCAGCCGAGGAGATTCAAAAGGCAGAGCACAACGCAGCGATTGAGATGCTGATGGAAGCTAGCGCAAAGGAAGCCCCTGACAATAGGATGATCGCCCTCTTCGGCGACATTGACGAAACAAAGGCCGCGCAGCTCTGTTACAATATGTTTCTACTAGCGGCTGATAAAAGATTCTCAGTCATTAATCCGGAGGATTTGTCGGAAGGGCTTACAGAGACGGTCGATCCAATCGAACTTATGATTTGCAGCCCGGGCGGACAAGCCGCGGAAATGTTTGCAGTGTACGATACGATGCGCCTAATACGAGAGTCGTGCCCCATTGAGACATTTGGTGTCGGAAGAGTTATGTCCGCTGGCGTTCTTATTTTGGCAGCGGGGACCAAGGGGAGTCGCAAGATCGGAAAGAACTGCCGGGTGATGATTCACAGCGTAGTCGGCGGTGCTCATGGGGGGATCCATAACGTCGAGAATGAGATAGATGAGATTCGCTGGACCCAAGACCAATACGTCAAAATGCTGGCCGAAGAGACCGACATGTCGCGTACGCAATTGAAGAAAATGCTGCAGCGAAAAATGAATATATACTTTTCAGCCGAAGAGGCTGTAGAAAAAGGTATTGCAGATATTATCATATAGGAGATTAAGATGCAAACAATTAAAGCTGAATATATTTGGGTTGATGGCACCAAGCCTGATCCCCTGTTAAGAAGTAAGACAAAACTAATCTACTCTCAAGACGGCGAATTTAATTTGCCGGTGTGGGGGTTTGATGGGTCGAGCACCAATCAGGCGCCAGGTGACGCCTCCGACTGTGTGCTTAATCCTGTCTTCGCGTGCCCCGATCCTTTCCGAAGTGAGGGGGATCTTTTGGTAATGTGCGAGGTCCGGAATGTCGATGGCACCCCCCACCCTACCAACACTCGACACGATTGTGCGAGCGTAGAAGGAGAGTTTGAAGAGCACGAAATGATCTTCGGGCTAGAGCAAGAGTACACCCTCTTCAAGGATGGTCGTCCCTTGGGCTTTCCTGAGGACGGCTACCCACCCCCGCAAGGACAATACTATTGCGGCGTGGGCAGCGAGAACGCTTTCGGTCGCGAGATCGCCGAAGAGCACCTTGAGGCTTGCTTGGGAGCGCAGCTCTTCCTTTCGGGGATCAACGCCGAGGTGATGCCAGGACAGTGGGAGTTTCAGATTGGTCCGCTACCGCCCACGGTGGTGTCCGATCAGCTCTACCTCGCGCGCTACTTGCTTCAGCGAGTTGCCGAGCGACATGGAGTATCTGTTTCATATGACCCAAAGCCGATGAGTGGCGACTGGAATGGCGCAGGCTGCCATACAAACTTCAGCACCAAGAAGATCCGCGAACGACGCAACGCTTACGAAGGTGCGATTGCTGCGCTGGAAACGAACGCGGATGCTCACATGGCGAACTATGGACCGGGCGTTGAGCGGCGCCTAACTGGTCTTCATGAGACCTGTGCGCACACAGAGTTTAGATATGGCGTTTCAGATCGCGGTGCGTCTGTTCGCATCCCGTGGCAAGTGGCGCTGGATGAACGCGGCTACTTGGAAGACCGGCGCCCAAACGCCAACTGCGACCCCTATATTGTGACCCGCCTGATTACGCAAACGGTTTGCGAAAGGGAAGATTTAAATGCCGACGATTAAAGGCTTACAAGCAGTCTTGATCAAAGATGTGTACCGCACTGCGTTACTCAAAAAGGATTATGTTTTCTTCGATGGCAATAAACCATATAACTTAAACATTATTGGCGTCCGCCGCGTCGAAGGCGCAACACCAAATAAGTTCGACGACACAATCGTCGTTATCTACCGCAACAAGCAGAAGGACTGGGAAGTCTTTACAACTCCCATCACCACAGATCCGGGCTACTATTGGCTAGAGGACCCAATGAATGTTAATGGAACTGCTATTCTGGTCCCCGATCAGTATCCCCGAACCTATAAAATCGATTTGCATCTAGGCAAATATGAAGCGCTGTGCCAGCGAGGCGGCGAAGTGGACGTCTACCGCGATAACAACCGAGACCGGCGCCACGATATGGACGAGAGCACAATCGACACCGGCTACTTTGGAATCAACATTCACCGAGCCGGGAGCGCCTCCACTCAGGTTAACAAATGGAGCGCCGGGTGCCAAGTTATTAGTCGCAGCGATGAGTTCGCCACCTTTATGGATTTGGCACACTTAGGTGCCGAAAGGTGTGGGGAGTTTTTTACTTATACTCTCTTATTAGAAACAGATTTGCAAGACTAATTATATATTATGAATGATTTAGATCGCCTTGTAGAAGAATACTTTAAGCCCTCCAAAAAAGAGCCCGCGTTTAATATACAATCTTTGCTGGAAATGGTGGAGCAGGCCCTTGATTCTGCTCCCTCATTGAGCGAGGCCAGTGCCGCCACAGCTTCAGAGATCACTGAAAAAACTAAAAAAACCATCTTGGACTTGCTTCCCAAGTTTGAAATTAGCGAAGCCTGGGGCCAAGAGGACACTCAGGCCCGCGAGCAATTTTCCCTATACATGGACAACGTTAAGGGAAACACGATATCTCAAAAGCTAGCCTATATTCGCGCCTTTATGGCACGATATAACCCCTCCAAATACCAGACAGAAGAGATTTTATCTAACCTAATGTTTCTGGACTTGCTTTCCACAGTGGTTAATAACTTTTCTCCTTCCGGTTCGGGCTTCTTGTTTGAGGCATTTATGGCCGGGCTGCTGCAGGGGACACAGGCCGTTGATCAGGTCGGGGGGATGCTTCCTATTGAAGATTTTATTAATGCCGAGGGGCAGCCTTTTTCGTTGAAGCTGCTGGTTCCCGGCACTCAGATAAAAGGGAGTATTCGAAATTTGATTCAATATTTGGCCGAACACAAGCAAGGTGCGGATGGCATTGAGTATTTGACGGTTTATAAATATGGGAAGGGGGACGTAAAAGTCTTGTCTTTCTACTCTTTTACAATAGATCACACAAATATTTATTATTGGCTGAGCGATTCGCTTGAAGGGTTCGGCGCTATCAAGCTTAAGGAGGGCCGCGTGGGAGCCCTGTCTGCTCGGTCGGTCGAGAAGCATAGAAAAGAACAAGGACGCCTATTGCCCTTTCTCGACGCAGCCATTGGGCGCCGCTTCGGCGCCGTCAAAGCTCTTGAGTTGATGGCGTCGGAGGACGGCCTGCGTGGCGCCGCTGCATTAAAGCGCTATGCGCTGGAGCAACAAGTGGCGTCACCAGAGGAAATCGAAAGTTTTATAGCCTTATCTCCGGACGACCTGGCCGCTCTCGACTCAGGTGACCTCAAGGCGGTACGCAACGCCCGCAGAGACATTCGTAAAAGAATTCAGAAGGTGGTGCCCCCAAGCCATCCGATGGGGAGTGTGTTGCAGAAGGTAGAGTTTGAGGACGAGACCGCTGCCCCCGATAGCATTGAGAGCTTGATTAATCTTTATGTAGACGAGCGCGCCGGAGGCCCCAAAGCGGAGGAGTGGCAGCGCCAAATGCTTACCCTCGCTGGCCTGCCGATTAAAGACGATCTGGTTCAGGAAGGCAAGGGCTCAACGCAGTTTGAAATCAAGTCGGATTATGTTACAAAGCGCAGTTTACCGGAAATTTATAAGAAGGTGCGCTATGGAGACATAGATGTTGACCGATCTAAAATTACCAAGGTTGCAGAATTATATGCGAAGGAACTGAAAACATCTGTCATGGCGGTGTTGGAGCAGCTCGAAATCTTAATTAGCGGCCTTACTGGATATTTCGTGGGGAAGGCGGAAGACCGCGGTGCTGCGGCCACCAGTGCAATTAACTCATCGACCGCGTTGGCGGATCTCCTGGCGCCCCCCGACGAGGAATCGCTTCCTTAAACAAAATAATACTTGAAAAAGTAACCAATATATATTATAATATAAACACAAGGAGTAAATGTGACCAAACATTATGATAGTGGTGCGTCTCTAGGAGAAAAGATCCTCCGAGGCGTCAACCGATTAACAGACAACGTTGCCTCAACGCTCGGACCCCGAGGACGTAACGTGATTCTTCAGGAACCCGGCGGAAACCCCATCATCACCAAGGACGGAGTGACCGTCGCACAGTTTATAAATTTTGAGGATCCTTTTGAAAATGCCGCTGCAGCCGTTATAAAGCAGGCTGCAGCGCAAACGAACGCGCAAGCGGGGGATGGCACCACCACAGCCACCGTGCTCGCGAGAGAGGTGCTGACGGAGGCGCAACGCTATATTGCCTCTGGAGCCTCCCCTGTCGAGCTTAAGAGAGGCATGGACTCAGCCGTTTCTGAAATCGTCAACACCCTGAAAAATATGGCGGTCAAAATTTCCAAAGTTGAAGAGATCGCCAACGTTGCCTCTATCTCCGCGAACAATGACACTGTCATTGGCGAGCTGATTGCCACAGCGGTGGACAAGGCTGGTAAGAACGGCGCCATCACGATTGAAGAAGCACGGTCAATGGAGACCTCCCTCGACCTTGTGGAGGGCTTTCGATTCGACGCGGGCTACGCTGCGACAGCGTTTATTAACGAAGAGCGTCGAGGCGTTGTTAAGTACACTGAAGAGCCTCTGTTGCTTGTGACCGACTACAAACTTGATGCCGTTGAGCAGATCCTCCCCATTTTGGAAGTGGTTGCCCGCGAGTCTCGTCCGTTCGTAATTGTCGCAGAGGATATTGAAGGTCAAGCTCTCGCCGCACTAATTATGAATGCTATGCGAGGGACGATGAAGATCGCTGCCGTCAAGGCGCCACGCTACGGCGAAGAACGGAGAGGCATCCTCAAGGACCTCGCAACATCTGTAGGGGCAACTTTTGTATCTCGCGAGAGCGGAGTTAAACTTAAGGACGTTCAGCTAGCTCAGCTGGGAATTGCCAAGTCTATCGAGATTACAAAAAACGAGACGACCATCATGGGTGGAAAGGGGAGCACAAATGACATTGAAGAACAGATCGCAACTCTTAAAACAGAGCTTGACAACACTGAATCAATGCACGAGTGCGAGCGAATTCAAGAAAGAATTACGCGCCTCGCTAGTGGTATTGCAATTATTCGTGTCGGTGCATCTACTGAAGTGGAGATGATCGAGAAGAAGCA